ATGATTGAAGACGTATTGGCAGGAGCCACCGTCATTGTGAACGCGGTTGTTGATCCATTACCACTGAAGGTATCTGTCAGGAACGCAACGCTGATGGGGGTGTTGCCTATGAATGCCATTATTGTTCCTCTGCTGGCAATGGTGTGTTGCCCTCTGCAAGCCATGCTTGAAACTCTAGATAATCTGCTGTGCAAGTCAGACGGCATAAGCCATCATCGTCAATACGAGCGTAGATGACTTGACCATCCATATTGGTTGAATGAATTTTGAAAATCATAATTCAGCACTCCATCCCAAATAAGCACCAGTTAAAACTCTACCTATAAGTCCATTACCAGCAGTCAAAACAGCGGCAGTTGTATATCTTGTTTGAGTTCCTTGTTCTGTTGCCGCAACAAATGTTGGAACTGCTGAACAAGTTGCAGAAGTTGCTAAATATTGCACTGCATAATCAGTTGCTGTACCTGTTTGCTCTAAAGCAGTCGGTGCTGTTCGCATAGTAGTTGGATATTGAACAAACAAATCAACAAGAGTTGTGCTAACTGCAAAACCATTTGCAACACGGATTGTTCCAGAAGACCTAATCCTATAATAGTACCTCTGACACAAAGCCAACTCAGCCCCATAAGGTCTGTAATCAAAGCTCGTTGCTGTTGAGCCTTTTTCTAGCTGTACGCCTGTGATGTCGAGGTAATCGTTTGCTCCTGCTGTACCTGAACCTGACCAATTCATACCAAAAGCAACTTCTTGTACTGTTGCACCAAGAGTCGCTGTAAAAGTAAATTTAGTTCGTGTTGTAGTTGGCGTAAAAACATCTGAAAGCGGAGAAGCAAAACCAGTCCAAGCACCAGTATTAAGTGATGAAGTTCCTTGGTCTGCGGCAGTTCCTGTATAGATTTGGACGTTTACAACACTCCCGCTATAGTTTGCGCCAGCAGTTGCATAAAAAGACAAGGTTACTGTTTGGCCAGCAAGGTCTTTGCAGTTAGCTGTCTCAATTACTTGTCGAGCATATACGGCAGATGTTGAAGTTTGACCAGCAATACGCTGTATGCGCATGGCATACGGAAAATCATAGGCGCTAGTAGACACCTGTGAAATATTCCAAAGGCTGCCTGTGCCTGTGTAACCAGTAAAGCGGTCTGGGCCAAAAGTGCCAGAAGTTGTCGTAGTGATTGCTACGTTTGTGTTGACTGCTGCTCGCTGTGAAATGCCCATCGCACCATTGATGATGCGGTTCTTGAAGCCTGTGTACTGGGCAGTTGAACTGAGTAACCCTTGATCGACTTGTGTAAGTGCCATGATTATCCTTGTGGCATTGCTGCCTTGATCTCGTCTACTGTTGCGGCTGAATCAATCGCTGTCTGCATGGTGGCGTACTTGGCTCTGATTAACACCCTTGCTGCTTCTGCTCCGTCAGCCTGACCGGGGATCTGTTTGGCAATGGCATCGTCATAAGGCTTGAACTCTTCAGTCCGAGCAGCACGGCGCTTGTCGTGGGCAATGTTCTTGGCTTTGTCGATGTTGATGGTGATGCTCATGTGTACTCCCATGCTGATCTGAATGTGCGGTCTGATGGAATGTCAGCGACATCAACGATCTTGTAAGGCTTGCCTTCAGGAACATCCTTGGCGGCAATTTCCTCAATGGTTAAACCGCACTCAGGTGCGGGAACAATGATGGCTACGCCACCATCATCGTTTGGGTAAATGATTCTTGAGTTCATAATTGTCCTTATCTGAAGATTGCAGCTACAACAATAGAGCTATCTGTTGCGGCTGTTCCGTTGGCGGTGTAAAAGTCAAACGCAGTTGTGGTTACAGTTCCAGCAAGTGGTGTTTGAAAGTTTATACTCCCTACAGCAGCCGCATTTACCATTGGCGCATAGTTTGTATCGGGCATTGCAGTTGTTAAGTTAACTGTGTAAGTACCAACGCCGCCATCAGTAATACTAGACACATTACCACTTGCCCTAATAGCCACAGTACCAGTGCCGTTAAAGTTCACCCAAGCCCTACACATATACAAAGGTGCAGTGCCTGACACAGTAGGAATCTGAGCAGAGTCAATGTTTGGTGTTGTCAGTGTTGGACTGGTCAAGGATAAAGGAGCATCCAAACCCGCCTGACTTATTTTGCTGATTGGCATAGTTACTCCTGATTAACGGAAGATGGCGACGTTGACCTGATTTGCATCGTAACCAGTTGATGCTGTTCCTAAGCAAACTTTAATTCTCGCCGCAGATGCGGTTTGCTGAAAGGATTGGTTTGCTGAAGTAACCACAATAATTCCCGTTTCTTCAACGGAGGCAACCGGAGCGTAGTTTGCATCCGGCAGCGCAGTCGAAAAATTTATGCTGTAGTCCCCAGTACCGTTGTCCGTAATGCTCGACACATTCCCGCTTGCACGAATTGCAACAGTGCCTGTGCCGTCGAAGTTCACCCAAGCACGGCAACCATAGGCAGTAGCAACAGAGCCATAGCCTGAGTTGAACAGCAAGTTACCGCTGGAGTCGATACGCATCCTCTCACTGCCTCCTGTATAGAAGGTCATTGGTAAGTATGTGCCTGTGCCATAAGTTGTTGAAGAAAGTTGAGCTTCTGTTGAAAGTACACGAACTAAAAATTGCCCGCCATCGACAGTGTTGCTTGAGTTTCTAAAAACTAAACCGGCAGTTGTTCCAGTTCCATTTGGTAACACATTAATTTGTGTAGCGCCATCTGTCGTACTCGTCTGGAACGACACCCTATTAGCCACCGTTGCATTGCTGAAGTCACCAGTGATGCGAGCGCCAGAACTGCTGAACTGTAAATTACCAAATACTTGCGGGTTTTGAGGGAGCGCAATCACCTGCGTGATCGGGCTTGTGTAGTACACATAGATGTTGTTTGTCCCGCTGGGTGGGGCAGAAGTGAACGTGATGGTGTTACCGCTGACTGTGTAAGCCGATCCGGGGTCTTGTGGGACGTTGCTGATTACCGCTTGCACCTGAGCCACAGAAGCCACTGGGCGAGACAACGTGAACGCCGTGGTTGATGCGTTGCCACTGAAGAAATCAACGGCAGGTGTAAACGCCTGCGTGGTGTTGGTGTTGCCTATAAATGCCATATCAGACCGCCAGTAAACCGGATACCCAAGCATCTGCCGATGTAGCTGCGCTTGAGACTACGACCAAAACATCACTTGCTTGCAGAATAATCCTGTTGCCTTGAATCACCTCTAATGACCCGCCAACCGGCACAGTTGCTGTCTCTACCAAATAATAGTTGACCGCTGAACGGGTAATGTACACATCGCAGGTAATGGGTGAGGTAGAGGTGTTAGCCACCACAAGGCTGGCTACAGCCAACGTACCAGAAGAAACTGTGGTTACAGTCGATCCGCCCGTGCTTATATCTTTAACCGCGTACGATACGTTTGTGTATGTTGCCATCTGTTATCCCATCATAAAAGAAAGAAAGTACGCTTGGTCAAGGATGTTCTGCGTAGGTGGGTCATTGGTTACTGAATACTCAGCAGGGTAGGATACAAAGACATCTTTTGTACCCGCGCTAAAACTAAGCGCCGATGGCTGCGTAGCTGAACTGTTTGACAACACCGTTGTTCTGGCAAGCGTTGTACCGGACGCTGTGTATGTACCAATACCAACTTCCCACTCGTTTCCAGTTTGTCCAGCAATCGTGTAGTAAGTGGTGTTTGCGTCACCAATGACGGCAAAAGACTGATACCCAGTTGATGCGCCAAGAAGCGTCACTGCTCCCGTACCAGCCGTGGTGGTCGTCTCTTTAACTCGGTCTGCAAGTACGAAAGCCATGTGTATCCTTAATCCGTTTCAACCAGCGTCCAGTCAGGTGTCTCTGCATTGTTTACCAACGTCCAGCCAGCCGTTTGAGAATTGTTGACATTTTGCCAGTTTGAGGTTTCGCTGTCATCAACTAATCTCCAATATATGGCAATTACGCTCCCTACTGAGCCAGCAGCCTGAACACCTGACAGGGCCACAGTAACTACAGGGCCAACCGTTCCAAGCAAACCTGCCGCTGAATCCGTGGTCAAGAACCCAATTTGCGAATAGTCGAGAGTTCCAACTGAACCAGAGGCTGTGACACTTGTCAAAGCAACCGAAATTACAGGCTCTACTGTGCCAACTTCGCCTATCGCCACATCGCCGGATGTCGCATCCGACTCGTTGTAGATCATTGTCCCAACAAGACCAGAAGCCTCAACCCCTGACAGGGCAACCTCTACACCGCCGTTGGTTACTGTTCCAACCGCTCCAGAAGCCGCCACCCCAGACAGAGCAATCGTTAAAACAACCGCAGGCGTGCCAACTTCACCGTTGGTGTGGACTCCAGCTATTAACGGGAAGTTGGTCTCATCTACCGAGCCAACATCTGCGCTGGACAAAACACCAGTCAGGGGGATAGAAATATCAACGCTGACCGTACCTACACTGCCTGCTGCCTCGTCCCCTGTTATTGCGACTGACCCCGTGACAACAACAGTGCCTACATTGCCCTCTGCTGAAACCGCCGTCAGAGGGATGGCATACAAAACTTCAACAGTTCCTACGTTCCCAGACGCAGACACGCCCGACAGGGCGACAACAACTACGTTCTCGCCAAGAGCGGCATAAGGTGACTGCGCGTATGCGGATATACCAAACATGGCTTACGGCCTGCGCCGCCTCCGCTTAGGTTGTAGCCAGACGCAACAGTGCTGTGGAAGTTGTGTTTGCAGGCATTGTCAGGGTGAAAGTACCAGCCGTAATGGTCTGTGAACCAAACGTGTGTACAGACACCGCCTTGTTGCTCTGCGATGCGTTGTAGATCAATACAGCATCAAACGCAGTTGTCAGCGTCACTGAGGTGTAAGTCAGACTGGCAGAAGGTGTCCAGTAGGCTACGCCAGCAGTTGTTGATGCGTTGGTAGCTGTAGGGGGTGTTGCGTTTGTTACAACCACACCACCAGCAGAATAGCCTGCTCCTGACACCTCACCTGTTCCAGAGTACACAGTGGTTGAGGCATCAATGGTGGCGGAAGCCAAGTACAAAGCGCCCCTGAAGGTGTCAGCGGTAGAAGCCGCACGAATAGGTGCAGTGCCAAAGTTGTGTGTTGCAGTCAGCAACTCGCCCATGAACGAGGTACACATTGATTGAGTATTTGCCACTTAAATTCTCCTTAAAACGAAGCTGCTTCACCGCCAACGAATGCCGGGGGTTTCTTTAAAGTTACATGCGCGGAACGGTGGACAAGCTCACCATCCAACCAATACTCAACCCATGTGGTGAGTTCATTGTCATTATCGACTGTACCCTCTTGCTTTACAAGCAGAGATTCGTCCATGTCGCCTTTGGTTGTGGTTACAAGTGCAATTACGCGATCCTTATGATTGCTGATGTGTCGGTAGCAGCAGGGAACTGCACTACGAATGTTGTGGTTGAAGTCTTGTTTGAACCAAAGTCCAAAACGCAAACAGCGCCATTGTCGCCTGCCTTGTAGATCAAAGCCCCACGGGCCGTGATAGCGCCTGACCATGAGGCATTTGCAAATGAGATGTATGCGGTTGTGTTTGGTAAATTGCCAGTGGTTGGCACTTGGCTTATCGTAAGCAACTCTCCACCAGCCGTATACCCAGCATCCACAACCTCACCCGTAGTCGTATAAGCTGTGGTAGAGGCATCAAGCGTGGCCTCATTGGTATAGAGCGCAATGTAAAACGTGCCCGAGGTAAAGTTGAACGTGCCGTTCAGCAGTCCTGTGCGAAACGTGTTGCATGAGTAGTTGCCGGTAAACGCCATCAACGTACCCCATTATTCTGTGGCAACGGCGCTTGACGATATTGACCACTGCGGTACGCATCGCTGCGCTCCATACCATCTCCAAGACGTTGAGCCAAAGCTAAAGCTTCCTTGTACTTAGCGTCGTATCCGGTGATGATGTCAACTTCACCCTTCATAAAGGTGTAAGCCTCAACCAAAGAACCATACAACAGCACGCTGTCGAAGTTGTCACCAAGCCAAGTGTGGCCGTCAACGGAGTCAACAATTGAAGTGGGGTAGTAGTAATAGTGCAGCTCAACAGAGTAAGCCGCATCAGGTGTTGGACCCAGAATGAACGACAACTCATTCGTAATCGTGGGCGGAGTGCCTGACACTGTGGTTGGACCAAACAGAGCGTAGTACTTGGGAATGGCTGTGTCTGTTGGTTGTGGGTACGCCTGACGGATGAAGTTCACATCCTTGTTCAACAAGTACTCGTACGAACCTGTTGCGTCAATCACAGCCATCGAATATGAGGCGAGGAAGTCGCTTGGGCAAGACAAATACTTGTTGTTCAATGACGTAGTACCTGTGACGTTCTTACGCAAAGACGGAAACTGCACCGAATTAAAGATGCGCTGTTCCGCTTGCTTGATGAAGGTGTTGATCTGAGTTTCAGTGTCAACAGAGCTTCCGTCAGCAAGGTACGTATCGGGGAACGTGTTCTCCGTGTACGCTTGGATGTTTGCGTAGAGTTCGTCGTAGGTCATGTTAGGCCATTGGTCCGCGAGCCATCAGGCCCTTGGTTGCTGCACCGGTGCCACGGATTTTGATGCCCGTAGTTTTGACGTCGTCACGAGCTGGGTTACCCGCGCTCACGCGTGGGGCCACTGTGCCGGGCTTCATCTGGTTAGCAGACAAAGTGTTTGGGTCTTGCATCTTTGTAGCCTTGGCATTAACACCATGAGGCTTAGCGTAGACGCTGGCGGCGCCAACTTCTTTACCGATCATTTTTTGACTGAATTTAGCCATGATTAGCCTCGCTTTTGGTTAGCAACTTTGGCCATACCGCGACCCATGCTCATCATGTCCGCGTCGGTTTTACCACCAGCTTTGCCGCCTTTGCCGCCCTTACCCTTTTGGGCGGCCACGGTTGGGCCACTATCGCCGAGGTTTTTACCTTTAGTTTTGCCTTTGGTGTTAACACCCTGAGCGCCTGATTTGAAAGACATGTTCGACTCCTTACGTCGTTGATATGGTGACTGTACCAATTTCCACAGTTAAAGCCAAGTAGTTTGGCGTTAAACCTGCATCATTTAAGGCCGCGCCACCAACAGGATTCCAGCCCCATTGTATGTTGCGACTGCCCTCACCTTGGAATCCTTGCTCCAAAGTACTTGTGCTGTTGCCCGTGAGAATCTGCAAGCCTGTTGTACCTGAAGACACATAGCTGCGGTCAGGGCGTGGGTTACGCAAACCTTGAGGGTCATCAACCGGGTACATACCCAATTGAAGTTGTGGTTGGTCAGGGTCCCAGCACTCTGGGCACACCAAGAGCTCGTAGTTCTTGGTCTTGATAATCTCGCGCTTGAGGACTTTCAACTTGAACCGCTGATCGCAACGGTCGCATTGAGCAATCGCCCATTTGCCACTGGCGAAGCGGTTACCCATTAAGTACCCCCAAGATACTGTTGTCGAGGCACGAAGCGGATAGCCGCCTTCTCATGGTCCTCGTAAGCTGCCAATTCCCAAGCTTCATCGTACTGTTGCTTGAGCATACCGAGACGTTCTGCGCCTTCTGGAATCTTGCCAGCTACGTAGTAAGCCAAACCAGCGGCCATACAGGGGATGAAACGGAAAGGCACGTCCATGACGTTCACACCGCCGCCAGCATCTTGGGTGCGGCGCAGACGCCAGTAAACGAACTGATAGGACTGGGCAGCGTCAGGTGTTGGCCACACAGTAACAGCGGGGAGGTTCTGCACGGACACAGCGTCACCGCTATTGTGGGTAGCTGCGGTAGTACCGTTCTGGCCACGGAAACAGCC